TCAAATTCTCCATATATTAACTCCTTTACGATATGCATATGAGATATAGATAGGATAAATCATTTTCATTTTTGCTATGTAAACAATTGCTAGGGCTTCTGCATCTATCCTACTTATTCTCCCTCTTGTTTGCGCAATAATCTCAGAAGCAAACTCTTTAACTAAATATTTCTCCATCATAATCCCCTTTTACATTAATCAATCTATTAATTATTAGAATGGTACTTAATTCATTCGTTCCAAAACTCTATGGTTTGGATAGTTAACATTCAAATAATCTTTAAGACTCTTCAGGCAGGTAATATTGTTATTGATAATGGATTTTCTTTGATGGCCATTATATAAATAAATAATACCTTGGAATTCTACAACACAATAAATATTATCTTGATGATCATCCAACTGTACTAAGCTATCATAATGGATACCTATTTCCTGAGATTTTTTGTATATAAATTTTGTTTCACCTATTCCCTTAATAAGCTCAATCTCATCATCACTCCACTTATCCATTAGAATTAAACTAGAAAGAGAACTATCCATACATTCACAAACTAAAACATTCCCTCCCTCATCATTTAAAACTACATTAGAAATACTGCCATAAAAATTATTCATTAATTCTAAAGAAATATCACTATCCTTATAAATAACTAGCTCTAATATAGCAGTTGTATGTTTATCATTCATTTTAATCCCTCCTTACTACGAAGATGAAACTAATTATATTGTATTCATATTAACACGAACAGATGTTCGTTTACAAGCTAATTACTTGAGAATATTTACAAATTTTAGCCTTCAGTAATTTTTTCCAAATAAAAAAACTGGTATGCACCAGTTCTATAATTCTATATTAACAAAACCATAATTTGTTTTAATAAAATCAAAATCCAATTTATGTTGGAGGATAGAATAACTAACATACTTGCTATCTTTATTCACATATCCAGTATCATACTTACTAGCAACTCTCTCTAACACTTCTTTATTAATGATCTTCTCTTCATTATGTTTAAGTAATTCCCATATATACCACATCATACCGGAAACTTGAATAGTACTAGCTATCAAATTGTTATTATCAAAAATTGATTTTGCTAAATCCAAAGCTCTGTTTCCAAATGATGCCCTAAGCTGAATATCTTCTCCTTTCGCATTTGCTTTCTTAAAAATATAAGCACTTTCGGAAAAATATTTTTGGCCTTGTTTAGGCTGTATACTTGTTGAAGAAATTTTATCTAATCTGTCCAAACGCCAGTATAACTCTTCAGATATTTGCATAATTCGATTATAGCCCTTACTATTCGTCAGTTTTGCAAGGAAAATCCCGTTATCATTTTTCAAATCTTCCATCTTTAAATTTAAAATTTCACTATACCCTTCGCCTTTAATCCCTTCAAATAAACAAAGTAAAAATACTGCATGTCTTTGATCATCAAATAACTTCATATTTGTTAGTATTTGTTCTCTTGTATAACGTACAATTGAAGCCTTATAGACAAATCTACTACAGTATTCCATATCAATAATACTTGGCAACCTTTGTGACTGGTTATCTGTATATCCATTCATTATAGCCCAATCTATATATCTTCCAATAAAACCGATAGATGCACTAATAGATTGGGGACTTGGAGACTTTAAACTATAAAATAACTCCTCCAACTCAGCTTTATTCATGTCAAATATATCTTTATTCTTTTGGCTTTCCAATAATGTTGCCTTATTAAATAACGATACATAGGTGGTAAGACTGTTATCTTGTACATCTAATGATTTTAGGTACCATTCCTTAATATCTTTGTTTAATATGTTTTCTTTAAGCACCCTTTTCACCTCATTCTTGTATTAATTGTTGAAATAATTTTCGAATTTCCATTTTGTTCCTAGAGCTAATATTACCATATTTAAGAATTCCAACTTCCTCCCATAAGGGATTAGCTATTGTAAAATCAATTTTGTCTAAGTACTTTCTTAATTGATCAAATGAAATATTTTTCTCAAACATTCTAGCAGCCAATTCTATGTGTCCTATAAACATCCTACTCTTAAATAGTAATGAATGTTTATCCATTAAGTTTGCCTTATAGTATACAAAAAGGTACATCATATATTCATTTATAATTTTTGCGACATGAATAACTTCAAGCCGATTGTTAATTTTAAAGCTATCATCAATAGCATTTGATAATTCAGAAAAAGTTACAACTTCTCCATACGAATATTTCACGTTAGAGTTCGATGTAATTCTGCCTTTTAATTCTCCCTCGGCCTTTAATTCAATAACTACCTCATCTGATAGTTTATCTTTAGCTAATTCCTGTAATCGTGGTTTTGGTATTGGATTTGCTTTTGCCATATCTACCTGCACTCGTTTACACTGAGCTTCTGACATATTAGAAAAAATAACAATCATAGACCCTTCTAAATTGGCTTTTTTCATATAGGCGTTATAAATAGAGAAAGTTCGATGTGCTCCATCTAAAACATCCAATGAGGTCCCCTCTAATAAAGTAAGTGTTCTATTACGGTTATCATACATCAATTCATTTCCATCTAAACCAGAGCCCACTTTGGCATTGTAGCGCAAAGTTGAGGTGATTAAATCACCCTCTACTGTTTGTTTTTCAATCTCTTTTAAAGATTTTGGATTTAAATTCATCACCTCTATAATTCCATTTTTCACTTTCTTCTTTTTTGCCTGTCTTTGAATATTGGGGTTATACTTTGTAATACCACTCATCCAAAGCTTACCTATAATTGAATTAGGAACTACTGCTACATACTCATTGTGACCAGTTTTAAGAACATTTTCAAAAGTATAGGGTAAAATAATCGTTTCTTCATACGGTGACTCTTTTATGTAAAGTCTCAACTCTTTAACCTCTGAGGTATTTAGCCATTCAGCTATCCAATCTTCATCCGTTTCATTAAATTTTAGATGAAGCTGTTCCCCTAGTAGCAACAGCTCCTGTAAATTTGCCTCATAGAGTCTGTTCTCGTCATTAATTAATTCTAGAATATTACCAATACTTATATTGTGTTTATAAAGCTGTATAGAAATTTCATCTAATATTGCGTCGTCTTGAACCAATAAAGGAATTTTTGTTTTAATATCTTCTATCAATAAATCTTTTGTTTTCCCAACCTTCAACCTCTTATCCCCCTCTTTTTTCCAATTAAAAAGAATTAATTTAATAGTTACACAAGATAATTTTCATTATAATGTTTTTAAATTAATCTATCCAATTAAATTATGCACCTTGAATTCGATTTAATAGATAAATTAATTTAAAAATATTGATTTATTAATCCGCACTATTATAATATAAGAGCATAAATATGGAAATAAAGGGAGATGGATAAGCATGGCTTTTCAAACAAGTAAGGATACAAAATATAAACAACTAGTACTATCTGATTTAACTGTCATAAAAGAGTTGTTAACTTTTCGAGGGACGATTGACGATACAAATTTAAATCAAGGTGCATGTGCAACAAATTCCTTAAAAATGAATACAGATGTCATCAGTTTATTTGCAGATTTAGATGGATTAATTAAAAAATCTTTAAATGAAGAGCAAATAAAGTTACTAGCGTATATTACGAAAGATTACTCTTATTATTCTATAGGCAAAATTTTAGGTATTCCCGTTAAAACTGTTGGAAGTAGATTTAATACAATTTGTCTAAAAATTAAACAAGAAAATGATAGACAATGGAGAAAAGCAGTTTATATAAATAAATTAAAATTAATAACTAAAAGATGTAGTAAATGCAATGAGGTCCTCCCAGCTACAGATGAATTCTTTAGTTTAAATAGTAGTAGTAAAGATCATTTTCATTCACAATGCAAAAAATGCAAAAAATAAAGAACATACGTTTGGGCGAAAAAAATGGATTTTAACCTACACTAGTCACCTTAATAAGTAGAAGGAGATAACATATGAAATTACAATTACCTCATACAAGCATTGATTTAAATTTAGAACTTACAATAAAAGATCGCGTTCAATACATACGATTTATTTTAGAAAATGAAACAATTAATTATAGAGGAGAAGAAATCTCTTTAGAACTTTATTTAAGATCAACCTCACAGGCTCATAATACGATTATTTTATTAGATATGCTTAGCTATTATTTAACAAAGGGATATTTTACTAGAGAAGAACTTTTATTAGAAAAGGAAAATCTAGAGTATATTAAGGAAGCTAAAAAGCGTAATAAAAGGCGTAGAGAGTTAACAAAATTATTAAAAAATCAAAGTTTACAACACCGATTACAAGATAATTATGTACTCTCTCACTATAAACAAAAGGAAATTAAAAAGGGGTCCAGTAGACATAACACATTTTCAAATACATCATACTTTGAAGCGATTGCCTTTGGTATTGAAGATATAGAAGAAGATTCTATTCAATAGATAAATTAATTTAAAATACATAATAAAATGAATTTTTCTAATAGGCCTGTAAGATGTAATTTTATATCTTACAGACCTATCATGAAGGTTTCATTTTTAAAAGAAAAGAGCTTTGTTCTTTAGAAAAATAATTAGTTAGCATGATTATCTCCCATAATAAATGAAAGTAGGTGATGCCATTGTATGTATAAAATAATTTAAAAATCCTTTTCTATTAAATTTGATTATGAAACCTTCAAATGCCACTCTTCTTTAGGAGGATAAAGGAGAATGAAAATAGTAAAAAACATAACTGAATTTTATCACTCATTAATAAATGATGAAATCCTTCTTCGTTTATTGTATTACATACCAAAGGATCAATCAGATGATCCACTTGATGAATTAAAAGTAAATGTATCTCAATTACCTGAAAATGATCGTATACTTAGTAATTTAATCGTTATTGGTGATAAAACTGAGGATTTAACGCCTGAATCCAATTGTAGAATTTGTTTATATACAGGCCCTCGTTTACCTCAAAAAAATTATTTAAAAAGCGTGAATCAATATACTGATAATCCCTATTCAAGCACACAACAATACATTTTTGATATCTATACACCTATTTCTACCAATAATATTGATTTTCGCCTTGATAAACTCGGAGAAGTGTTAAATGAAATATTATTTCAAGAGGATATTGAAGAATTTGGAGATTTACGATTCCATAGTGGACTTCCCCTCAACAATTTACCTCATGGTTTTGTAGGTTATCGCTGGATTTACATTATGCCTTCAGGCCAACAGCCTACAGGTTATAGATCATGAACATCAATACTAAAAAGGCTCTTGGGAAACCTATTTTATATAAAGGATTAAATATTTATCCTGTAAAAATGAAGGACGCGGACGAATTTTATGATGCTGTACAGTGCTTACTTTTGCCAAAAAACGATTTTCAACAGCCAGAAATCATTAGAATGTCTTACCTCTTTTTTTTACTAACTATCTCTCAAAATGATAGTGGACAGGAAATTCTAGATAAATTAATTTCATTATACCGTTTAGTTTTTCAGACTGAGGAAATACAAATTTCAATGAATGAAAAAGGTATGGTACTTATCATTGTGGATGGCGTCACTTTAAATGAGCGTGATTTCGACAAAATCAAAACTATTATTAGTGAACAAAATCTTATTGATTTAGATGATGAATTTATCGATCCTGGTACAAAAAAAGCCATACATGAAGCACGTGCATTTATCGCTAAAAGAAAAACAAGACAGGCAGATTTTGAGCAACAAATCATTGCTTATCATTGTAAATCAGGCTTACCCTACCATGAGATTGAACATTTAACATTATATCAATTCCATAAAGGCTTAATTCGTATGGACTATATGGTGAGTAGCGATGCCATTCTTAACGCACGATATTCTGGGATGATCGAATTTAAAAATGACCAAGATCTCCCCCATTGGTTAGGGTTTATTGACGAACCAAAGAAAAACGAAGATGTCATTATTACAAAATCAGTATTTGATCAACAAATGAAAAAACTAGGTCTTGAACCTAGTTAATAAAAAAACTTAACTAAAAGGATGGTAATTTATATGTCACAACAAAATCAATTTTTAACTTCAGTAGCAAATGTTCGCTTATTCGATCATTTAACAGGTGACCTAATTTTAAATGGTAAGACATTACTTAACTCATCTATGACTCAAGCTATTCAAACACAGGCTATTTATGCTGGTAAAGGCTCTAAAAAGGTGTACGAACTAAACTACCAAAAGGAATTAACATTCTCTATTGAAGATGCTGCTTTTGATACTGCATATATTGCTTTACAAAATGGTACAGAAATCAATCATCAATTAGCTGAATACTATACAGATGAAATTATTTTACTTGATGCTACAGGTAAAGGTACATTAGCTGAAACTCCTCTAGGTAAGGTTCATGTGGAACAGTTAAATGGTACATTCACACAATATACACCTATTGGTAAAGAAATTTCTGTCCCTGTCTTAGCTGGAAAAGAGGTTCAGGTTATCTATGTGGTGCAAGAAATGATGGATACAATTGAAATTTCTGCAGATTCCTTCCCGAAAGCGGTACGTATGGAACTAAATGTAGATATTCGCTCTAATAGTGGAAAAACTGGTGAAGTAATTATTGAAGTGCCGAACTTTAAGCCAAATGGAGCTATTGAAGTTTCAATGACACATGAAGGTGTTGCTTCTTCTTCCCTAGCTGGTAGCTCGCTTGCTGATAAAAAAGGAAACTATGCTTATATCAAACTACGTAATTTATCTGAAGAGAAAGTGCAATTTACAGCACTTGCTGCCAACCCTTCTCATGTAGTCCTAGATTCTACAGTTTCTGGTGATTCACAACCTATTACAGTATTAGGTATTCGTGGTGCAGGCTATAGCAATGTGTTGCTACAAAACAAAGACTTAACTTGGACATCTAAGTCTCCATCCATTGCATCTGTAAGTGCAGATGGAGTCGTTACTTTAGGATCTTCTTCAAAAGTTAATGATCAAACTATTATTGAAGTAACTGATGGTACTTACAGTGAAAAAATTATTGTAGATATTGTATAAATCAATTAATTTAAAAGGGTAGATTTTTCTACCCTTTCTTTTTTATTTCAGTAAAGGAGTGTACTATGACAAAACGTGAGACGAAATTAACATTAACAGATATTCAAAAAAATGCTGAAGAATTAAATAAAAAGCAAAAATTTTTCATTGATAAAGATCAAGGAAAATTTATTTATTACTATCCTAAATTTAGTAAGCGTAAAATAACTATTTTAATAAATGAGCTATCCCATACGATGTCCTATGTTGAGCAGCATAAGCTCGATTTTTTCAAAAATGATGGCGAATTAAATAACTATATTTTATTTTTAATTATTAAACATTTCACTGACTTACAGGCTGAATTAAAAGATAAATCTGTTGAACTTCATTTTGCTACTATGAATGAACTAGTTGACATCGGTTGGTACGAAATGTTCCTGCTGAAAATGTTCCCAATGCAAGAAATTTCTAATGTTTTAGATGAAATTAAAAAGCGACTAAATTTAAGTTTTAAATATTTAGCACTTGAAGAAGAGCTTAGTCGAAAAGGACAAACTGTTGATTTCAATACATAATGATAAAGATAATTAGAATTTTGAACTACTCCCTTACCTTTTTGGGAGGGTATTTGAATATTTTATGCCTAATAAAAAATATAAGAAAGATTGATTATTTTATCCAGCTGCCAATTTAAATTAGTAGCTGAATTTTCAGTTGTCTTAATTAGGAGGGAAAATCGATTGAGTACTGGTGGTGAACAAAAAAAACCAACAGAGCTTTTAGTCGCTCTAGGAATCAACGATAAAATTTCTAAACAAAATATATCTACATACATAAAAAAATTAAAAAACATCCCTAATCTAACAATCAACTTAGATGTTAAAGGTCATAATACTCAAATGTTTATTGAGTATGGGAAACAAATAAAAGCATTGGAGCAGCAATTAGAAGCGTTTACTTTAAAACTGCAAAATGTAGGAACTGAAACCGCCGCTCCCCTTCCCATCTTCAAAGATTTCAAGCAGCAAATTTCGGATTCTATAAAATCGATTGATACTCTTAATGACACATTTGATGAGTTAAAAATAAATGTTAGTGCATTTTATAAACAGCTGTCCAAAATCCCTACTGGCGATCTCCATTCTCTAAAAAATTTTGTGACACAAATGAAATTAGACATGGAAACAATCGCTACGAACCAATTTAAAATCTATGGCATCGAAGAAACACAGCAAAATTTACAGGCTTTAGAATCTAATTTATATAATATCTACGAACTTCAAAAAGCCTATGCAAACACTGCTGGCTTCGAACAATTAGCATCTCAAATCACTGATTTAAATACCCAACTGAGCAATATGCAGCTTGGTGAAGGCTTAAACATAGCAGGCATTTCCGATATTTCAAGCCAATTAGAAAAGATGAACCAAAGTATAGTGGCATTTGGGAAAAATACGGCTGAAGCGGGTCTAAGTTCCACAGCATTTGCCTCTGCCATTATGGATGGCATTGGCCTCGCCTCTACATTTAAAACACTTGGCGAAGATATTTTAGGCACAGGTACTGCATTTGCTGGTAGAGCATTATTTGGACTCAATGCAATTGGAATCGCAATCAGTGCTGGTGGGTTAATTATAGGTAAAATACTTGAAGAAAGAAAGAAACTGATTGAAGAGCTAAAAACTGAGGAACAAGAAATATTAAAAGCATATACTTCGAATGCTAGTGAAATAGATACTCAGTTTGAAAAATATTATCAATTAGAAAATGCTATAGAATTGGGAAATACAGACCCTTCTGTTATTAGTGAATATCAAGAAATTTCTAATAGACTTGGCGAGATTCTACCTAACCTTGTTACACAAGAGGATGAATTTGGTAACAAGATTATTGGCTCAGCAGAAGCTTTGAAAGTAAAAATTGGACTGCTTAAGGAACAGCAAGCTATAGAAGCAGAAATTGCTAATCAGGCAATCCAAGATAAGCGAAATGATGATATTGATACTCGTAAAAAGTCAATTTCTGACCTTGAGGACTCACACAATTCAAACATAGATTCAGCGGCAAGAATTCTTAGCCATCAAGCTAACAGTTCCTCCATTGTAGGTGATGTTAAATTTTATGATGATAATTTTAAACCTCTCCTTAAATCTGCTGAAGATTTTGAAAAGAAAATTAAAGAATTAGATAAATTACAATCAAAAGCCGAAAAAGATGGTAACACAAATCTAGCAAATTATTATAAAGAATTAAGTACTATCGCAAAAGGCCAAATAGATATTATTATCAAATCTGATGCAGAATTAAAACGAGAAATATTAGCGCAAAAGAATGACTATATTACTAATATGGCTGATGTTATCAACGAGAATAATAGATTAACGGATAGTGTTAAAAACAATGCAGAAGGTTTTGCTGCCCAGCTAATTGCTTCCGCCGATGTAAACGACCTAGATAATTTACAGAATTCTTTAACATCATTATTTTCAAATGAAAACGCCAGTTCCGTTATCAATGAAATAGTAGGTTCGTTCCAGAATATGGAGAATGCTACTTCTGAAACTTTTGAATCCATGGCAAATAAAACTAAAGAAAATATGGAGAGTATTTCTACCGATTTATCCAAGCTTGGTTTAAGTAAAAAAGAAGTAAGTAGCATTATGGGATCTTTAAATCAACATTTCGAGGATACTACTCAAAAACAAAAAGAATTATCTGTTGAAATGAAGGTTAACAATTTAACATTTGCTGAAGCAAAAGCAAAAGTAGAAGGCTTCAAAGATGAAGTTAAGAATCTTACGACTACTCAAGAAAAGTTAGCAGGAGTCTCACAGAAAAGAGTAAACGATACTTCGGACCTATTATTAGAATATGAGATATTAACAAACCAATTAAAAGGTTATTCCGAGGAAGAGATTCGTAATCTTAGTCATAAAAGTAGTTTAACTGCCGAGGAACAACGGCTTGTTGATGTATTGAATTCCCGTGACCTAGCGATGATTAACTTAAATACACTATATCCTTCGCTTCTTGATCAAGAAGGTAAATCTATAACAATAAGTACAGAAAAAATTAAAGCAATTCAAGCAGAAAATCATGCAAATAACACATTATTAAAAGCCTATCAACTAGCTAGTAAAGGAAAACTAAATTCCGAACAGCTAATGACATTAGCTTCCGCTACAGGTTCGAAGGCGCGAATTGAAAATCTAAAACATGAACTAGAAGCTATTCAAAAAGTAAGTAGTTCAACATATGATAAATATGAATCAATAAAACAAAAACACAGCCGCGGCGAAACATTATCTGAGAGTGAACAACGATTCCTTATGACTGGTTCACAATCTAGAGGAAACTATGTTGGATACGGGGAGTACTCAGATAAACTTAAAGAACTAGATAGTCTAGTTAGTCAATTAAATACTGACATTGGTAAGGTTGATGGTTTTACTTCTACTATTCAAAAGAATGAAAATTCAATAAAAAAGTCTGCTACTACTCAAAAAAATGATAACGCTGAAAAAGGAAAAGCTCTATGGATAACCGATAAATACAAACAAAAACTAGAAGAGTTAAATCTCGGAATTGAAAAGCAACAAAGATTGCTGTCTAAACTACCAGAACATTCTAGTGAGTATCGAAGAGCATTAGAAACTCAAATTCAGTTTGAAAAACAAAAACTTAGTGTGATGCAACAGCAAGAGGCTTCTTTAAAAAATCAGATTGCCTCAGGGAAAATTCAGCAAACAGGTAATATAACAAGCAAGTCCCCCACTTCTTCTACAACTACTAATCTACACGGTTGGTCTGGCAAAATCACTAGTGCATATGGAGGCCGTAATGACCCGATTTCAGGAAAATCTGATTTTCATCTTGGCATGGATATTTCAGGTTCTAAAGGAACTCGCTTAGATGCGAATGTTGCAGGCAAAATAATAGCAAGTGGTGATGCTGTTAAAAATGGCGAAGATGGTTCATACGGAAATATTGTTATCGTGCAAGATGCAAACAATTTCAAACATCTTTATGCCCATCTAGATAAAGCTGTCGCTAAAATTGGTGATTATGTTGAGATAGGAACACAAATAGGTAATATTGGTGCTTCTGGTAGAGTGACTGGTCCACATTTACATTACGAAGTCAAAAATGCTAACGGACAACGCTTAGATCCAGCAAGTTACTATACTGCTGCCAAAAATGGAGCCACATCTTCTACATCCTTTGCAGTTGACACGACACAACAAGCTATTGATCAAACCAAATCTGAATTAGTGAGTTTACAGCAACAAATTTTAAACCAAAAGGATTTAGTAGAAGATCTTGAGCGTGGCATAATTGATAGCTACCTTTCCTCTTTTGAAAACAAAAAGACAACGATTGATAACTTATTAGAAACTAGTGAGAACAGATTAAGGAAACTCACTGTCACATCAGAATCCTATCGTAAAGAATTAGACAGACAAACAGCTGCTTTAAATAATAAAAAGAAAATTAACCAAAATGAAATTGCTTATCTTGAAGGCGTTATTAAGAGTGGTACTGCTTCAAAAAAGGTTATTGATGAGTATACGCAACGTCTTCATGAACTGAACAATGTCAATAGTGAGATAGATTTTGCTATTTGGGATGTAGGCTCAAAAAAAGTTGAATCCTACATGTCAAAGTATGAAGAACAACGTCAAATTCAGGATAATGTTATCGCCTATGAAAAAGCAAAACTTGGAGAATTAGATACTTCCTCTGCTAGGTATGTAAAATCACTTGTAAATATTAATAATGCGATGAAGGAAAAGCAGAATGCCAATCTTTATGAACTTACTCAATTAAAAAGCCTAGTAAATGGAAATAAAGGGTATGGCGATGGTTTACAATCTGCGAAAGAACGCATTGAAGAGTTAACGATCGGTATGAAAGAGTTACAGGTTGATATTCAAGATAGTGACTATGATATTTTAATCAATATCAAAACCCAATCGGATGAGAAAATAAATAATATAGAATCCGAAATAAATCGAGCTGAATTGATTCGTAAAATGTTTGATGAAGGTTCTGCAGATTATGAGAAATATACAAACATCATCATTAATGCCCAGGAAAGAATTGCGCAACAGCATTTAGAAACTAGAGATAATTTGCTAGAAGAATTAAAACAGCGTGATATCACTGCTGAACGTATTAAAGAAATCACAAAATTAATAAATGAAGAGTATAATGGCTATTTAAATGCCACGTTAGCTATTAAAGACTATACAAAGCAAAAGGACGATGCAAAAAAAGCACAACTAGAAAAAATTGCAGATAAAGCTATTAGTGCATATAAAGATTATCATCAAGAACTTCGAGATGAACAAATCAAGCAACTTGATGAAGAGATTGAGCGCGAAAATAAAAAACATGAAACAATCATGAAAAATCTGCAAGAAGAAATGGACTTATTTAGAAAAAGTGTTGAAGATAAGCTAAGGCTCATTGACCGAGAAGAAGCTCAAAGAAGCTATGATATGGAGATTTCCGATTTAGAAAGTGAACGGAATGATGTACAGAGTAAGCTAAATATTTTAGCTTTAGATAATTCTTATGAAGCGAAGGCAAAGAGGAAAAGTCTACAAGAACAGTTAGATGAAATTGATAAAACAATTGCGGAAAAGCGCCATAACCGAGAAATTGATTTACGTAAAGAATCGTTAAATGATGCTTTAGAAACAAAAGAAGAAGAAATAAATGAAAAGATAGAGCTACAAGAGTCAGAGCATGAAAATTTAGTCAATAAAATTAATCTTGAAAAAGAATATTGGGAGTCATATTATAACAATTTACTAAATAATGAACGCGAATTCGCTAAAATGAGAGAAGATATCATCGCTGGTCATTTAAATAATGTAGAAGCAGACTTCAATCAGTATCGAGATAAATTAAAAGCCTCACTACCAGAAATTAGCGGTGCATTAGACGATACTATGAAAGCTGTAGGTTTTTCTATCCGAGACAATGTTATTTTCGAACTAGAAGAGGCTCTAGATTTAATAAACAAATTTAATAACAGTCAAAAATCAAAAGATAATGGTTCATTTGAATCGAATTTATCCAATCCTCAAACATCTAAAGGTAATTTATCTAATGCGGACTTACAAGTTCTATTAGGTAAGTTCTTATATGACCGAGTTTTGCCAAACGTTTCAGGACAGGATCAGAGTGCCGTTAGTGAAATAGCAAAAAAATTTGCAGCAAAGGGTCGCGATAAGGCTGATTCCCGATTTACTGAAAATGGTGCTAATTTTAATGAGTCAACAAAGGTTCTTACACCTGCAGAAATGAACTCATTATATGAGTATTTTAATAGTAATAAAAATTTGCTTGGCGGGAAATATAACAGCTTTTTTGAGCAGTTTTTCAATGAGAATTCAGGAAATACACAAGAAAACGGAAGTAAACTATCTGATGCGGATATGAAAGTTATGTTAGGCAAATTTATTTACGAGAAACTTGTACCTGAACCATCTTTAAATGCAAATACTAAAATTGCGCTAAAAAACAAAGCTGATAATCTTGCTTTAGAAGGCAGAAATAGTGATTCCAAAATATCCGAAAACGTAACATTTGATTCTATAAAAAATAAGTACTCTTCTGAACAAATACAACAGTTAAAAACATTCTTTAATTCCAGATTAGATATGATTGATAATCTTACAACTCGTGAATTAATGAAGAAAAAAATTGCCTCACTTGACTCTGGGGGTTTCATGAATTGGACGGGAATTGGAATAGACGGTAAAGGAGGAAAGGCTATTATAGCTCATCCTCAAGAAATTATGTTGAATAAAGCTGATACACAAAATTTGTTTAATTCAATCAATATAATGGATAGTATCATGAATAACCTATCCCCTCTCCTATTGAAATCTGCACCATTTAACCAAAAATCTCCTCTTAGTAATGGAGATACTTATGGTGACATCAAGATAAACTTCCACATCGATAAAATGAACGGTGACAAAAACGACTTAAATCGATTTAGTAAAATGATTGATGATGATTTATTGCGTAGGAAAGGAATGAGAAAGTAATGTTGGAATCTATTCATTTTATGTATGACAACATTTCATCCAAAGATATGGGAATTCAAATTGCTTCGTCAAGAGGAGGTTTATTTGAAGAGAACTTTCTCCCTAGAAGGAGAATTATTGAGAAAAAAATTGCTAATAATGAAAAACCATATTTTCAAAGAGTTGAACATGAACCACTCTCTTTTAACTTATCCTTTTATCTCGAAGATTGGCTCGATGACCACGATATAAGAAAAATTGCTCGCTGGTTATTCCAACCATATTACAAACCTTTAATTTTTGACAATAATCCAAATAGAGTATTATACGCCCTTGTAGAAGGCAATTCTGCGTTATTACATAATGGTTTAAAGCAAGGTTATGTTGAATTAAGTATTAGATGTAATTCTCCCTACACTTATTCTCATGAATTTAAATTTAACAATATGGAATTTAGAGATTCTAATATGGGCTATCAAATTATCGATGACATGAATAGCTTTCAACAAGGAAGTTTTTTGAATACGAAGGTTACTTCTAATGGTTTGACGATTGATAAAATTGATAATTCTTGGGGAGCGCTATATGCGAACATTAAAAAATGGAGTGAATTTTAAACATGGAAACAACAAATGGGCTTAAATTAAATATTACCACTGAATCCTCTTTTGAAGATGATGATATAAAAGATACCATTGTTGAATATGGCAAAAATTTCAGCAAATTAGAAAAATACTTAAAAGATTCTGCTCTATCTATTGAAGATCTAAGTGATAATAAATACTATCCAATTGGTCATATTTTGTGGAATAAGGAACCTGCTTCTGGTTCATTTATCGGATGGGTTGTCACGAGAGAAGGTATTCAAGCTAAGAATTGGATACCTAACAAAAGTTACAGTATAGGCAATTTAATAAAGCCTCCTGTAGATAATGGTGGCCTTTATGAATGTGTGGTCGATGGTAAAAGTTCAACCACCCCTCCTACTTTCATCACTTCCATCAATCAAGAATTCCCAGAAGTAACAGGAAAAAGCTGGCGTAACGAGTTCAATTATGAGGTAGGCGATTTAGTATTCCCTACTAACGGAAGCAAGTTATATTATTATATTTGTGAGACAGCAGGCTACTCCTCCCCTTCTGAACCTGAGTGGTCCTCAGTTCAAAACGATACGACATTTATTGATAATTCTGTAGTATGGAGGAAGGCAAAAAATATCATTTGGAAAAAGGTCGGCACAAATTGTGAGTTTAGACCATTTGGAAAAATAGAATAGGAGTTTTTAGAATGAAATGGGGTTCTTTAATTAATTCAACAGGCTCTTATATATCTAAGTATTATGAAATTACAAACGTTTCTTCAAAATATTTAACAACCATTCTTGCTAATATCATAAACATACATCATCAACAAGTAGAGTTTTTTTATTCCCTCTCTTACGACTACATGAATTGGACCAAGTGGAAAACAATAAATTTCAGTGATATCAATTTGTTAGATGGATATGATTTAAATGGTTTGATTTTTAGATATAAGATTGTTCTAAATGCTCAAAAAGATAATGAAAAGCCATATGTACAATCTTTTTCTATCACGTTAGACCCTTGTGAATCCTTAGAAAACTTAGGCGATTTCACTATTAAACCTAAACTTTGGATTAAGAAAAAGAATGGAAAAGGTACTATAGAAATCACCAACATTATGACCGATCAAAAATTAGTTGTAGAGAACCTTATAGATAATGAAGAAGTGTTTATTGATTGTGATAATGAAGATATTGTTTCTGACAGGCAGCATCTAGGTGTTTATCGATACGATGATCATAATGATGAGTACCTAGAGTTAGTGGTTGGCCATAATCTCCTAAAAGGAAAAGGAGATTTCGATATGGATGTTAGACATCAATATGTTTTTTTACAGGAGTGAGGTGAATATTATTGAAATTAGGTGAAATAGATTCCAATTTAAAACCAGTTGATGCAAGAATATTTTTATGTAGTCCTGATAAGAAAACTATTGCCAGAATGAGTGAGGCATATGATATCAGTTACAGTACCAAAATTTCAGTACTAAATGAACTTTCATTTAAGATACCCACTGTCCTAGTGGAAGATGGTGTTCCTGTCGATAATGCAAATATTGGTAAAATAAAGAATAGATACCTTTTCAAATTGAAATATGGGAAGATCACTGAGTACTTTTTAATGAATGAATCAAGTAAGTCATATAGCGATGATGAATATATAAGTTATACTGCATTATCTCTAGGTGTTCAATTAAGTGATAAAAACATAAGACAATTTGAAGCTGTCAGTAAAACTTTGTCCCAAATTACTACTGAAATTTTATCTTCTGTAAATACCAAATGGAAATTAGGTTATGTTGACAGCTATTTCGAGGAAATTTATCGAAGTTATGAGGTAGCTTCAAATAATATATTAGAAATAATTTATGACTTAGCAAAACTTTGGAATGCTTTAATTGTATGGGATTCTATAAAATACGAAATCAATTTCTATAAACCCGAAAATATTGGTAAGGATAAAGGATTCTACATACGAGATGGTAAGTATTTAGAATCATTTAATTTAGCGACCAACACAATAGATACAATCACACGTTTAAAAGTGTATGGTCAAGATGGTTTATCAATACATAGATTAAATCCTACAGGTCAATCATATCTAGAGGATTATAGGTACTACCTCTACCCTTTCAAACGTGAAAATGGACTTGTGGTTAGTCATTCAAAATATTTAACGGATAGTTTGTGTGTGGCATTAGAAGACTATCAAACACTGGTTGAAACCCTATCGGAGAAATTCACCAATTTAACTACTATGGTCACTACACAAAATTCAATTATACAAACCGAGGAACAGAAACTAAATACCTTGAACACACAAAGAGTCATCATTGAAGATGAACTAGATCTATCAAATGCTAACTTTCAATCCGCAACCCCTAAACACCAAGATATTATCCAAAGATTAGAAGCTAAAAGGCTAGAGATATCGAATCAAGAAGCTTTTATTAGAGATTTAAATTATCAACTTTCTGAATATGAAAATGAATTACATGATTTACAAGGAAAATTAGCAAGAGAAAAAAACTTTACTATTGAACAATTAGCGGAGTTATCAGATTTTGAAATAGAAAAAGAATATACTAATGATTCAATTGTTGATGATGAAGACTTAATTGAAGACGGTAAAGAAGTATTCAGACAATACTTAGAACCTAAAATTAGATTAGATATGAATTTAATTGATTTTCAATCCATCGTTGAATGTCAAAATGATTGGGATAAGTTAGGTTTAGGCGATATTATAAGAGTTCGATATGATAGATTACAAGTAAATATAAAAGCCAAAATTACTGAAATTACACATGACTTTGAAAATGAAAGTATTTCTATTGTTATCGAAAATGAGTTTAATGAAGACAATAATTGGTTAGAACAGCTTAATAAAGCCGGTAATACTTCTACTATTGTTCAAATGGATAAATGGAAATGGAATTTGTCTGAAAAAAACAACGGTGCTATTAATGATATTATCAATAATAAGTGGGATGCATTAAAAAACGCGGTCATGGCTGGCTACAACCAGAAAATTGAAATAAGCGAACGTGGGATTATTGTGAAAGATTTAGAAGATCCATTAAGTTGGCTTGTTATACAAAATGGATTCTTGGCTATTACCAATGATAATGGCGAGTCTTGGAAACATGCTATATCTAAGGATGGAATTTTTGGCGAGCGTATTTTTGGGAAGATCATTTCTGGTGTTAATTTAGTAATTGAAGATGAATCAGGCATATGGGTAACACAAGGCTCCAGAACAACCATTTATAATCGATATGGCGAAGAAGCAATGTATTTAGGCTTAGTTTCTGATAATAGAAAAGATGAAAACGGAAATCTCATTCCACAGGACAATGAATGCTACGGACTTGTATCTTGGAATCATGTAACAAGGGTTGCATTAACAACTTGTGAAGGATTTTCTGTTAGCAAAAAAGATAATGCCGATTGGAAAAAAGTGTTATGGGCTAATACTGATGGTACTCTCTATTCTAGAAAAATGGTAGCTGAGAATATTAAAATTGTAAATAATCTAGACGAAGTCATAATGGATGCGGAAAATAACTATTTCAATTTTGGTTTATTAGACAAGATTGTAGTTGATGGCAAATTAACGACACTTGAAAAATTAGAGCTTATTAAAGAATTATATAACATTCACTCAGACTACAAATTGCTTCTTCAACAGGCACAAAAATACATACGAAGTGAAAGAGATAACACTACAGATATTGATGGTGCTTTTAATACTGCAACTCAATCCTTCCCTACCGTTTACTCTACCACTGACAGGTATTCCACAAGTGCACTTAAAAATGCTTATTTAGAGTTAATGAACTACATGTCCAGCTTTATCAAAATCATTAATAATGGTTACCCTGAAACCTCTTACTTAAATATTGATATGACAGACCCCCTTACAGAATCCACGAGTCAAATTGAGAATCGTGGTATTTTTGTGCAAAAATTTAAGAACTATTATGATGAAGCAACTAGACTACGACAAGAAATTGAGGATTCCTTATTCTATTCGGGTCTCACTATGGGAAGATATCACAACAATCTCATTATGAATGATTTTGGCTTTATTGCCGTTCGTAGTGATGGGAAGTATAGAGCTTATTTAAATGCTACAAACGGACTTGCGTTACAGAAATGGGAAAATGGAAAATGGGCCAATAAATTATTTGCCACTTTAGGTGATTCTACATGGGAAGATGGTACACTTTATGCTGAAGGATTGGTAACGAAAAATCTACGAATAGTTGATGGTGACTTAGGTGATGCAATTACTTTCGATTGGTTGGACGGTATCACTATCTTTGGTAGAAATGGAGAGGAAATAAGATTAAATGCTAATGAAGCTATCTCCATTTATGTCAATGGTGAAAAGAAATTTTATGTAGGTACAGATGGAAGACTTTATGCAAAAGACATGACTACGCACAATCTTAAAATCGTAGATGGCTTCTTAGGAGAAAAAATCATCTTTGACCAAGATGAAGGAATCACTATTAACGGGAATAACCGTGAGCAAATTCGCTTAAATGCTAATGAAGGTATCGCGATTGATGTCAATTCAGAGCCAAGATTTTGGATTAGTAAGGATGGTTACTTATACGCGCGAAAACTGTTCATAATGAATGGTAAATTAGATGAGTCTATTCTTGAAGGATTAGATGAAGATGATAGTTTTATCTCCGATTTAACGGTTACTAGATTAAGGACATACGATCCTAATGACTCCGATAATTACGTTCATATTAAACAAAAATTCTTAAAATTCATCACAAAAAATGGCTCTTCAGAAAATGTTAAATATGAAATGTATTTTGAGGGTTCAGGTGCCCAAGCATATCCAATCGCTATTTGGGGTAGTGGTTCAGGAAATAATACAAATAATAATAAGGCAAAACAATATAAAACCCCCCAAGGTTTCTTTACAGAATATACGGATGAAACTGGTGAAAAACACTCAATTAATTTAAACACGGAGAGCACAAAATCAATAGAAATTATCTCCCCTAGAACGGTATCTATTAAGGGTGGTAATGGCAGTATTACAATGAATAACACACAATTAGAAATAAAATTCGGAAATAATACATTTACAATGTCTGCAACAGGCATTAAATTAAACGGTTCTCGTATTGATCTTAACTAAGGAGAGTTAATATGCCTGAAGTATCAGTAAAAGGTAATAAGATAAGTAGCTCTATTGCTAGTAACCACGTTAAAGTTAGTAAACCTAATGAGCCTCAATGTGTTGCAGGATATAAAGATGGCCAGTATTACTCAGGATTTTGGTCAGGTGGTGTTTGCTATGGCTTAGAGATACCGCCTAGTTCACCTTATGACTATCAAAATATTGATGCAACAATTGAAGGAACAATTAGCGAAGGAGCCTCAAATGTTTTTGTAAACGGTAAGGAAGTTGCATTTGCAGGGGCCAAAACACAAGAAAAAGATTCATACAATGTTCCAAGTGGATGGACTTATGTCAGTGGCGCACACTCTAGTGCAAATGGATCTATAGGCACAGGAAGTGTCGGAGTATTTGTGAACGGTAAACAACTTGCTAGAAAAGGTGATCCTGTTAGGACACATGCAAACTCAACAGCTTCTATACAAGAAGGATCTACTAATGTGTTTGCCAATTAATTTCCCTTAGAAAGGAGGTGAGAAAATTGTCGCTACCTATCAATTATTTAGAATTTAATAATCCCATTCATATCGTTTGGCGGAAAGGAACACCAAACGACCCATACATCGATCGGCTTGATATCGCACGTGTTGTCAATCAACGTGTTTTTTTATTAGAAATTCCCGATGAGATGTTTAAGGTTAGAATTTCAGGTATGTTTGAAATTAATTATGAAAAGTTCAAGAAGCACAACTTAGCAAAAAATGAATTTTACGTAGACTATACCAATGGTTTTGTTTATTTTCATACGATTAAAGAAGCAGAAACAATATCGATCGTTTATAAAGGAAGAGGGGTAATCCTCTACCCTTCTACTCGAATTGTACACTATGATGGCACCGAATCTACAGAGACACTTCATGAGATTATTGAAAAAAGCAAAGCTCAGGTTCAAGAGTTAATAGATAGAACAGATCACTATGAAGAATATTTAAAAAAGCTTGTAATAGCTATTAATGAATCTAACCGTGCTACAGACCAAGCTTTAATTGCCACTCAAAATGCCAATGAAGCAACAGAGTTAGTAAAAGATGCTTACGAAACAACTGTCTTAATTTATCAGCCCTTCGTTAATACATATAATGAAATTGCTAAAAAATTCCCCTATCCTGAAGTTGGATGGACCACACAGGCTTATGATACAGGTATACGTTATAGATGGAATGGAAAGGCATGGATCCCTATTGATGCCTTGGGTGGGAATGTTCCAATGGCCAATGAAGTGATAAATGGATTAATGAGTAAAGAACACTTCGTAAAGCTTCAAAATATAACTGAATTTGTAAATGAGAAAACAATCGTTTTCATTATTCCGAAAGATATTTTACAAGGAATTCAAGACCCACATGTAGTATTTGACTGGGACGGAGAAATTATTGATGTTAGGGCATCCATTTCTATTAAGGGTTTACAGTCCACCCCTATTCAAATACAAAAATCTTCAAACTTCAAAGATTGGCTGGATATTACAGATAGTCCAATAATAATTGATGAAGATAGTTATTTTAATAATCAAGCATATACGTTAATAAACAGTACAGTGAAGAAGGGAGATGTGTTTAGACTATACATCCCTTCTTTTTCTGTTGATGCACAAAATTTATCTTTGAATGTAAAAGTAGCATTAAAATGATCCTATTTAAGGTTTCAATATTATCAATATATCCTATAACAATTTATGAGAAAGAAGGAATTTAATTATGGCAAAAACACCTGAAGTATCATGGTATGAAGGTTCAAATACAAAATCAGCAGAAGTAAAAACAACAGTAAACTACGGTACTATTGACGCTGACTCTCAATCACCTACTAAAATCTTCTACATTTGGAACAATCGTGGTGGTACGGAAGATTGCTCTAAGATGGAAGAAGTAACATTTACTACTCGTGACCGTCAAGGCGGGGATGGTAGCGTAGGGACAATTGTTGAAGCTGTTAGAGATAACTGGTTCAACGTTCGTGTAGACAGTTTAAATGAACAATCGTTCCTTCCTGTTGGTAAAAGTGGTTTCAGCCCTAAAAACCTAAGTGGCACAAAAGATTTAGGAACAACAGGTACTACAAGAAATGTGAACGCTTCTACTGCTCAAGTTTGGTCAGCTTCTAAAGCTTTGACATTAGACACTTACGTTCAACCAACAGTAGCTAACGGGTTCATTTACAAAGTAACTAAAGCAGGTACTACAGACAATACACAACCAACATGGGCAACTGATGAAGGAAAGCCTGTATTTGATGGTTCATCAGTAGAATATGTAGCAATAAAAATCGACCAAAAACCTAACGCTAAAGAGATTTTAGGTTTCGCTAATAACACAGATGTTGATGGAAAAAATGCTCACCTAGCAGGTGGTAATTTTGTTCAAATTTCTGTGTATGCAGATGTTCCTATCAACGCTTCGGCAGGTAAAAACCTGTTAATCCAACGTGTTTCTTATCGTTACGTGTAAAAGTAACATATTTCAGAAATAAAATATTGGTTTCACAGGGTAAGGGAGGTTTCTCCCCTACCCTATTTTTGGGATTTATTAAAAGAAAAACTTCAATGCAATGAAGGAGATTGATAAAAATGTTATTCGCAGATTCAAGAAATATTCAAGCAATTGGTATTCCCTTTAACTGGAACGCTGATTATGCAAATGGTAAAAACTATGCTGAGTATGACCTACTTACGCATAAGAAAAATGATTTTTATTTAATTCAGAGAAATCAGGTCATTCGTTTTGGTTTGTTTGGTCAAGGAATGAAACTCTATTTTGAAATGGCAGACGGTTCATTTAGTTTAAATGGCAAAAGAATTGAAATCGAGTATATTGATGAAAATTCAGAGGTATATCATTTAACAACAAACTTCGCAGACAAAGACCTTATAACATATAAAGAAGCTTATGCTGACTACAGTAATGTTCAAGGTATTCAGAAATCAAGCATTAAGTCAATTAACTTTGGCTACAAAACAAAATACGAAAAAGAAGAAGTTCAATTGTTTTTCCAACCTATTGTCTCACTTCCTTTAGAAAGCAACAGTCCTTTTATTGAGGTTAAACTAACTTCCAATAAATCTATGAATGGTCATTTAGTGTTCAAACATAGAGGGGTTGAAATAGAACGCTTCCCTGCCCCATTAGAAGCCAATAAAGCAGGTCAATTGAATTGGACTATCAAATAAAAGAAAGCGAGGAAACACCTAATGAAAAGATTTTGGTTGCGTCTTCCTGATAAAACAGATTCTTTAGAAATAACAACTTCAAACAACAAATTATCTTTATTTGAGTCTTCAACTGAGAAAGCCCACACAATAGAAGTAGGAAAATACTCACTTGAAAAGCTAGTAGAAAATCTTGTTAACAAGGGTTTAAACGCCAAAATTGGAGAGATTAAAAAATCGCCCAAAAACTCAAAGTTGATTGTTCTATTATTAGACAATTCATTTACAAATGTAAGTGGTAGTTTTGTTACTTTTATTGGTGGAATTGAATCTATTGATACAGGAGATAGGCAAGATGGCAACATAATTAATATTTAAGAAAGGAGCATGTTCATATGGCTATTATAGGTGGAAATACAGAGAAGAAAGAAATAGGATTGTCTATTGGTGTTTCAGGAACTCATGATAGAACAAAAATCAATAATGACACAGGTTATTTAGAGCTAGTAGATATTGATGTAGATGGTCAAGGAAATCCTATTTATGTTGAGCAAGGCTCTTGGACTTCTGATGTTATTGACTTAGGAGATATTTTTCAAGACTTCGATAAAGTGTTTACTGACAACACAATAAATGGTGCAAGCTCATTCGCTGTGTTAACAAGGGTTTCATCAAATAACTTTGATTGGTCTGATTGGACACCTATCGCTCTTGATGGAACTATTCAATCGGATACAAAACAATATATTCAGGTAAGAATTGACTTGTTTGCAGGTTTTGTATCAGATGTTTTTATCATAGCGAAAAGTGATTTTAATATCAATGAATTTCTTGAGGAAAAAGTAGTATCACAAAGCGCATATGCAGTACCAACTCTAACTTCTGATACTTCTTCCCCACTAGGTTTTGCTTTTTCCTCTAGCAATGCAGGAGGCGCTTACTTAGCTTGGAAAGCATTTGATAACGTAGATTCATCATATATGCGGACAGCAGTTAATCAAATCATTGGTTTTGTTGGGTTTTCATTTGTTGAGAAAATAACTGTAACAAAATACAGTGTAGGAAGTTTTACAAATACTTCTAATACCATAGCGACAGAATGGACATTGCAGGCAAGTAATAATACTACTACAGGTCTTGATGGAGATTGGGTTGACTTAGATTTTCAGACAAATCATAGTTGGGGAACTGATGCAACTACAAGAGAATTTTTAATCAACAATAGCACACCTTACAAGGCTTATAGAATATATATGACTAAAAACGCAGGCGGTAGTACCAACGGAATTGGTTCGGTTAATTTCTTTAAATCACAAAAAACTTCACTAAGTCTTAAACGTGATTACACTTATGATAAGGAATTAGATTCAACTTGGTCAAACACAGGAAGTTTACACAGAAAAAAAATCACTCGTAGTCAATGGCAAAGAATAGATAGACTAGAGGTGTTATAAATGGACATTGTAACAAGCTATGACAATTGGGGTGGAAGTGGTGATAGAAGAAACATACTTAGTGGTAACTCAGAAGTGTTTGATGGAACTGAAACTACTTATCTATCTTATGGCAATGGCGCTCAAATCAATATAGATATTGTTTTCAGTGGACTAGAAGGAAAGCTATATATTGATTGCATTAAAGTTATTAGGACTAACTATGGCTTCATTAATAGAGAGATACTGTTGAATGGGAAATCTATAGGAACTTTTAATGATAATGTAGACTACCCATTACCAATGTTAACAATAAGAAAAAATGACAAGTTAACAATAAAGGGAAAGAACAATGAAACAGGTGGAGGAACTTACCCTACCATTATAAGGGAAATTTATTTAAAAACATTCTTAGTTCCTGATAAATCTCTGATTTATCATGATGGTGAATACAAAAAATTGAATGAAGAAGCTCCTGAGAAACAAGAAGTTTGGTCTGATGATACTATTAATCTAGTTCAAAAAATGACTTCTAATTCATCTAATGGTCAAACAGCTTTTTGGACATATAATACAAATCAAAATGGCGCAGGTATCGCATATAATATTTTCGACTATGCCACAGGTTCAGAGACTAGTGGTATCAGCAGGAGTGGTAGCTCAGGTATTTTAGGCATTATATTCCCAAAAGAAGTTACAGTGGCTAAATATGAAATAGAAGCACACAATATCGCAACATACGCCCCTAGAATATTTACATTAGAAGGTTCAAACGATACTACTACAGGGCTTGATGGAACATGGATAACGATTGATAGTAGAACAGGAATTTACTTTAATGCAAACGAGAAAAAACTTTTTATTTTAAATGAAAAATCAACATTTAAGGCATTTAGATTAAATATAAGTGCAACCAATCACTCATATACAGGGTTCGCAGAACTTCGTTTTTTTCCACCAAAAATTCTACTTGAAGAATATAAGCCTAGAATACCTGCTCATTGGGCAACAGTTTCTAATACTCTCCCTACATCAACTCAATTCCTTGAAAAAGGTATGTATCTATCTCCCCTACTTGACCGTAGACTAGCAACATTAGAGCCTACTGCAATGATACAAAGAAATGACATATTAGACGTTGGTGAAGTTGGTAAGATATTTAGCGAGACTATTGATTTAAAAAAATATATTGATATTAGGAGTATCAGAGTTGAGGTGAAATAATGAGTGGAATAGTTTGGCACGAAACAAATATGACTGCCAATAACGCCCCCTCTCCATTGGTGGCAAGTGCTAGTAGTGAATTTGCAACATCTTCGCAAGCATGGAACGCATTTAGTGGAAAAGCTGATAGCTATGGTTGGGCGAGTACATCTGTCAAACCTGACAATTGGATAAAAATTGCGTTCGGTACTGAGATAGAGGTAGATAGAGTTAAGATTCGTTCCTCAGGGAATTCTACGTCAACAGACCCAAAATCAATTGAGATTAAAGTAAAAGAAAATGGAAATGATGTTTTAATCTATTCTAGCACTCAATCAGCGTGGAGCTATCGAGAAACTAGAGAGTTTGTATTTAATAGAAAATACAAAATTACAGAAGCTACATTTAGTGTAGTTGCAACAGGTTCATCAACCTATGTTTCCATAGGGCAAATACTTTTCGGAGTAAAACTACCGAACAAATCCTTAATTTTTCATGATGGTGAGTATAAAAAAGTCACACAGAGAAAAGACTACTCAGTATTCTACAATGGTACAAGCTCTCGTATGCGAACAACAAAAGTCCACAATTACAATGTGGTAACATTAGAAACTTGGGTTAAGCCATACACAATCTCAAGTACAAATCAAGATATTATGTCAAATGTTGAAAATGGAGGACATTCTATTGGTCTTTTAGATGGTAAATCTTATGCTAGATTCTTTATAAATGGTGCTTATAGGGTTTGCTATGGAGATATACTTCCATTGAATCAATGGTCACATTTGGCTACAACATTTGATGGAAATATCATTAAATTGTATGTAAATGGCACTAAGGTGAGTGAGCTTGCCTACAGTGGAACAGTTGGAAACACATCTGCTATATTTTCATTGGGAGCTAATCCTGCCGCAACTTCGGGATATATAGAGTATTTTAATGGAGAGTTAAGAGACTCAAGAATTTGGACTGTGGCTAGGACAGAATCAGAAATATCAAAAAACATGTATCAACTCTCTGATGTAGATAGGATTTCAGATAATTTAGTAGCATGGTATCTTCAAAATGAGAATTTTGGCACAGCATGTAAAGACAACAGCAAATATGCTAGTGATGGAACTTATTACAACACCTCTTTTATAACTGAATACTTCCCCAAAAAAATACTAACAGTATCTAACAGTCTTCCAAACTCTAATAAGTTTTCAGAAGAAGGCATGGACAGTCTATCTCCCCTACTTGATAGAGAACTAACAAAACTAGAACCTGTGTCAATGGTAAATGAAAGCAACATTCTAGGTGATGGTGATACAGGAAAAGTATTTACTAAAATTATTGATTTAAAGAAATATTTTGATATTAGAAGCATAAGAACTGAGGTGAGATAAATGCCTACTATAAAAATAAATAAACAAGTGTTAACATTTAATAATATTTATTATGTTGACTCAACAAAAGGATTAGATACAAATGATGGCTCACTATCCTCTCCTTTTGCAACTGTAAACTACGCAGTCACTAAATGTGCCACAGATGGTGACGCTATTTTTGCAAAAGCAGGTACTCATGATGTTACTAGAATTGCAGGAACTTATGATTCAGGTGGACTTTGGGATGATAATAAAGCAATTTCCTTTATTGGTGAAAAAGGAAAAACAATATTTCTATGTGATGGCACAAAACATAGTGGTAGAGATACTCATTGTATTATGTTCAAAAATGCAGGTACAAGAGCATATCAAATTATATTTGATTTTAATACAGGTAATAGAACCCTTAATTATGAAACTTCAATTTGTTATGCAGGCTCAAACGTTAGTGGTGAAGTACACAATTGTGTTATAAGATACAGCAAAAATGTATCTCCTAGTCTAATGTATGGAAATAGCACTAGTGCAACTATTAAGTTTGTAAATTGTGTCTTTGATGTACAAAAGAATTTTACTAGTAGTTATTCAGGAATAGGCTCAACAACATTAGAAAACTGTGCTACAAACTTCACCTTTTTTTCAGAAGCAACTAGAGTAAATATATATAATCAATGTACTTTTGATTCTAAGTATCATATCACCAACTTTAATGAAGTAGCTTTAAATATTGGTGTTTATGCAAATACTTATCGTTGGAATTTTTCTTCAATTCTATTTAAAAAAAATGATGGCGTATACTCTCCAATCACTACCCAAAAAGCCTTAAAAGAAAACCTATCTAAGTATGTAAAGTCTGTTACTGCTAGTGGAGGATTAACGCCTGAAAAAACAATAGATGGGAACGCAACTGGTTCTTCATCATATAGTTGGTATAGTTCAGGTCTTCCTAGTGCTTGGATAAAATATGAGTTCAATGATGCTATAGCAATTGATAGAATTAGTATTTTATCTTATTACTATAGTGGATATGAAGGAATCAAAGACTTTGTAATAGAAGCTTCTCATACAGGTCAATTCACAGGAGAGCAGAGTGTATTATATACAGGAACTCACCCAAACGACACTACATCTAGTTTTGTACAATACAGCTTCCCTAATCATATAAAATACAAGTTTTATAGAATAGACATTAAAAACATTTACTATGGAAATGGAAATGATAATCTTTCCATCGTTGAAGTTCAGTTTTGGAAGGACTTTGACGTTATCAGTTTACTAAGATTAGACTCTCTATCTCTTGAAAACTTTGTAGGCTATGGTGGTTCTAATCCATTTGGATGTGGATTAATAAATAGTAGACAGTATTTACTACAAGAAAGTGATAAAGAAAGTACAAGTGGACTATTAGTTAGTAAAGTGGAAAGTAAGCCACTCAACATTAATTTCAATTGAAAATGAGGTGATAAAATGGCAATAAAAGAAGGTTACAAAGCAAGGTGGTTGATGGATGAAGCTGTCTCAACAACTTTATTGGACAGTAGTGGTAATGGATTAAACGCCACTACTTCTTCCACTTTAGATAGTTCTCTTGACAACAAAGGGTCAGCAAGAAAAGTGAGTGCTAGTTCTCAGGGTATATATTGTAGAAGTGTTTTATCAAGCAACAAAAATTTTACAATATCTACTCTCTATAAGTTTGATTCATTTGGTAAGGCTACCCCTCTTTCTTGGGAAACTGCAATACTAGGTATTACAAGTGGTTCTGCTCGAAGTGTACATATTGCAGTATCAGCTAATAAGGAAGTTGGACTATATTACTACAATGGTTCAGTCCATCAAGTAGAAAACAGTGGTGTTTTCTTAAAATCAGGTGAATGGGTACACCTTGCTCTAACTGCTCTTAACGGAACATATCAAATCTATCTTAATGGCAAGCTAATTAAATCCGTGAATCAAACGCATGATGTAGGCTTCAATTTTTCAACTTGTTATGTTAATGGTAACTACAATTCAACTACAAACGTATATGGCTCTTATGATGATATTATTATTTGGGAATCCACTTTGTCAGACATTGAAGTGTTTAATGTTATGACATATTACTTCAAAGAAAAAAGAATACTACTTCACTCTAACAATAAAACATATTCATTTGAGTATAAAAATGAATTTGAGCCAATTATAATGACTTCTTATGCCACACCATCACCATATCAAATAACATCTAGTGGTGATTATAGCTCAGACTATGCTTGTTGGAAAGCTTTTGATGGGAAAAACAGTGGTTACACTAACTCATGGATTACAACCAATGGTGTTCCTTTGGGTTGGATTCAAGTCAAATTTGGTACTAGTAAAGTGTATAATCAACTATCTTTCACAACAAGAGACTACACTGATAGTAATACTACTGCACCCAAAGAGTTTAAGATATTAGGTTCTTTTGATGGTGTTTCTTGGACTGAATTAGCATTAATACAAAATCAAACAGGTTGGAAGCAAAATGAGACTAGGATATTCGAGTTTAATAACTCGATTGGATTCCAATACTACAGGGTTCAAATCACAGTAGCAAATTCAACTTCATACTCTGCAATTGGTGAGTTGATTTTTGGCTATAAGAGGGCTACTTTAGTAAACCTTTCTAGCAAATCAGTCAAAAATTTTACTAAGTATGGTAAGCCTATTTTAGAGTATCTTAATGCACCTATAAGTGAAACAAGCTATATTTTACAAGATATTGATTCAAACACTCTCACAACAAAACAAGTAAATAAAAAACCACTCAGCATTAGTTTAAACTAGTGCTGAGTTTTATTTTGATTTTTCTTAATACAATAAAAAAGGAATGATTTACAATGGCAAAAGCAAGCGACATTAGTGCGATTCCTATAATGACTTCTAATACTACTCCCTCTGGAATAGTTTCTGCAAGCAGTGAGTTTAGCACATCTTATCAAGCATGGATTGTATTTGGTCAAACAGCTAAAAATGCATATTGGTGTAGTAAATACAGAGAGGGTTCTAGTTGGTTGTCATATGAATTTCCTCAAGCAAAACGCATTATTAGGTATTCTATATTGATGGAAAGTGGTGTAGCATATGCCCCATTTAATTGGACATTTGAAGGATTCGATGAAGCATCGGGAACGTGGATTGTTCTTGATACTAGAACAGAAGTGTCTTTTGTTATCAATATAAAGCAACTATACGACTTCAATAATGATGGTTTTTTTAAGAAGTATAGAATAAATATTTCTAAGGGTAGCAACACAGATTACACCTATATCTCTAAAATGGAAATGTTTGAACCCTTACCAGAGAAAAGAGCTGTATTACAAAACCCAACGACAAATCAACACTACTCTCTATCAGACAACACTCTTATTCACCTTCCTGATAATACAACTGAAAGTATTATTGAGTATGGTGTTGAACAAGGTAGACATATTCAATTAGATGTACCTTTCACTAAACATAGATACTTTAATGACACACCTGTTGCTAATGTAAATGGTGGAAAAGTGTTCACACATGATGTAGGAGTAATTAACACTTTGAGTATCAAAGAACTTGTAAAGAACAATAACTTTGAGTCTATCTTTAATTGGTATGAAACAAACATGACAGCCAATAATGCTCCTTCCCCGTTGGTGGCTAGTGCTAGTGACCAACAGACTGGCTTTGAGACATATAAAGCGTTCAACAATCTCAATACTGCCTCCGACACATGGATGACAAATAGTAATATCGTAAATGGATGGATTCAGCTTGACTTAGGTTCTTCTATGATTTTTAACTGTGTAAGAATAACATCTAGGAATGGTGTTGGATACGATACGCACTCTCCTAAAGATTTTGAAATATTAGCTTCTAATGATAACAATACTTTTACTAAACTAGGAACTTTCAATAGTAATACAGCATGGAAAAACTATGAACAAAGAGCATTTACGTTTAGTAATACTACAGCCTACCGTTATTACAGGGTAGATGTTTTAAGCAATAATGGTGGAGTAATTGTTGCAATAAATAATATATCATTTGGCTACAAAAGAGAGGTGAGTTAATATGGCAACAACAGAGCAACTAATGACACAGTATGGTGTCGCATGGTTTGGTTTTGATGAAGCTAGTGGTAATGTGATTGACAAATTAGGTTTGAATAATTACATTGGTACAGTAACAGGCGAAACAAGAGTTGGCGGTTGGAATGGCGAAGGTTATGCAATGGATTTCAATGGGACAACTCAATATGCAACATTTAATAATCAAGTTATTCCTGTAGGGGAAAAAACAATAAGATTTAAAATGCTTAACAGACAAAATAAGGCTACAAGTCGTGTAATTTGCACTTCTTCAACCACTACAGTGGGAAACATAAGTATCCTACTAAATCAAAATTCATTGGTTCTATATACTAGGCACTCTACAGGCTCAATTACTTACCCTTTTTTAGATGTAGACCTAAATAAATGGTATGACATAATGATAGTTTTCTATGGCTCTACAGCAGGAAGTGTTTTAAAATTTTACGTCAATGATAAAGAGGTTCTTCGTAGTAGATTAACTGCAAATGAACAAACAGGTTTAAATATGAGACTTGGTAATATAGCAGGCACACTAGTTTCTACAGATTACTTCAATGGTCAAATTGATGATTTACAAATCTACAACAAAGCTCTCTCCCCTTCTGACTTCGAACAAAAACGCTTAGTTGTTAAAACAACAGACAATAAAAACCTTGTTTTATCTCCTAACTCAGCTCGTGTAAAAGAGATTCCTAGCACAGTAGAATATATGATGTTAGCTCAAGGTGGTGTAGTTAGAGAGATTGATTCAGCAGTTGATAGCCAACCAATTGATTTCACTAAACCTACAACTGAATATGAGCTTGTAACTAATAACAAAACACTATTAGGAAAAGGCAGAATGTTTACAATTCCTATTGGTACTGGTTTTAAAACAGCAATGATTGAGGACAACTATTAATTTGGTTGTCCTTTTAATATGGAAAAATATTGGAGGTCAATACAATGGCTAATACAAAAGATAATTTAAGTAAATATGGTAAAGCCTTTATTAGCTTTGATGAAGCTAGTGGTAATGCAATGGACTATATTGGTGGATACACAGGCACATTAACTAATGCCCCTACTCGTGTGACAGGTTGGAATGGTAAGGGTTATGCAATGAGTTTTAATGGAAATAATCAACGTGTACAGTTCAATAGCAATATTATACCAAACGGAAAAAAAACTATTAGATTCAAATTTAAACCAATGACTCAGGCAACTACTTCTCAAGTTCTATTAAGTACAATCGGAGGAAGCTCTCCAAGTGGGCATAGAATTGTATGGCATCAAACAGGTTTAGTATATCAAGTTTATAATGGTAGTTCTACTGCTTTCCCTGTTCAAATAGCGATACCACCTAACAATGTTGTGGTTGGATTATGGCATGATATTATGATTACTGATGATGGTTTATTAAAAAATGATTCTGTGAAAATATATCTAAATGGAACTATGATAGACTCTACAGTTGGATACAATGAAATAAATACTAATCCAACACTTAATCTATCAATAGGCGGTAATGGAGATAACACACTATATTTCAATGGTCAACTAGACTCAATCGAAATCTACGATAGAGTAATCTCCCCCATTCCTGATAAATATTTAGTTCAACATAATGGTGATTACAAATACCATGATGGCACTTCTTGGAAATTAACAACACCAACAGAAGCAAACTTTATCCAATATGGTATGAACAATCTAAGCCATATCACAGAAAAACAATGGAAAGAGTTATCAGGAAATAAATCAGTAATTATGTGGTCTGATTTTGAAGATAAACAATTTGCTTCTGTTGTGTTGAATAAAGAGAGTTTTAAAGCACAAGATTTATTAGGTGATACAGCTCAAGCAATTTACTACACTAATTCAGACACCTCTAAAATCGCTGTAGAAACAGGTGTTGAGCCTTATAGTGTCTATGACTATATTGGTGAGTTACCTACTGTAGCAATCTACACTGAAACAAATGATGATATTATCGTGTCAACAAATGTTGAGCCATTTGATATTTATGATGAATTTGGTGAAAGTGTTGAGGTTCTTTACTACACAGATGATGAAACTGTAACATATGCTGATTTAATCCTTGAAGCTAATTGGTCGCCTATTGATGAACTTGAAGGTGATTTTGAAGTTGTGACATGGACTGAGGAATCCCCTGATACCGCTAAGAGGGTTCTTGATTTGAAAGCAATACCACAACCTCAATTCGTTAAACTAGTTAACTCTAAACGTGTGTATGGTTCTTTAGATGATGTGTTTGTGAATGATATTTCTCAATCATATCGTGATGAAGCTCGTTACTTTATCGGTGGAGAAACACCTGATAAATGGTATGTATGGAACAAAAACGATAAGAGATTCGTTGTTGCTGATGCTTCAAATACACAAAAAATCATGTTAAATGGTATGACTTACAAAGAGTTGAACAATATCACTGACATGCAATGGCGCACATGGACTAGTGAATATATCAATATCGGTATGTTTATTGTAGACAATCTTCGTGACACCATCAAAACCATTGTTGAAGAAATTTCATTTGAAGACTATCTTCCTCGTGACACTACAATTATTAAGAATACAAGCCTATACATTTTAAACACAACTGCTAAGATTGATATTTCATTTGATGCTAATGTTCTTAAAGGTATTTTGAGTGATGATGATTTAACGCGTGTTCAATATCGTGTATTACTAAACAACGCCTACTACTACCCTGCTGATGGAAGCTTTACTAAACTAGGTGAATCGCCTCAGAATTTCGAATTAGCCATTGGCAGTAAAGATATTAGAATTGAAGATTGGAACACACTTAAAGTAGAGTTCCAAGATTTCTTTGGTACTACTGATTATTGGTCAACTCAATTCATGGGAACATTCTCAGGTCTTATGTTCAAAGATATTTATGGTCAATACTACTCAAGTGAAATTGGTGAGGTTCTTCAATATCTTGATTTTGGTGTCATTATTGCAGGTCAAACTACAGTTGAGCATGAGGTTATTCTTAAAAACCAATATGGCTATGATATTAAGAATATTCACTTGTACGCTAACACATCTAATTTCCCTACAGGAATGACTTGTGAGTTTAGTACAAGTTCCTCTCCTTTTGTTCCACAACCTGATTTACAACTAGGTAATACACTAAAGAATAATGAAGAAATGTCATTCTTCATTCGATTAAAAACTGAATTAGGTTCAACGCCTGACGCTAACGGTTCATTTGACATTATCGTGAGAGCAGACAAAGCCTAATCACAATACAATGTGATAGGAAGTGAAATTATGGAGGAGAAAGAATTTAATTTAGAAACAGATATTCCCTCTCAATCAACTATAACAGCAGAAAATGATTTATTTATTGAAATTAGTGTACCTCTTTATGAAAGTGACAAAACTGATGTTGAAATTTTTGCTATACAACATAGAGAAAATATTGTTTTAACTGAAATTATAGTAGCACCTAATAATAGTTTTAAAGCTAAATACAAGCTTATTGCAGTAGGAAAACTAGAAAATGATGTTGAGATTGTTGCTAGACCTTTAAGAGAAAGTGCTAAAACCATTGAACTTATTTCTCGGGCTATAAATATAACCGAAAAAGATACATTCTTAAACATAATGTATCGTGGAAATTCAGAAGTCTTTACTGAGATTCAGCCTATTGGTTACAACTTCTTAGAAGCTGAAATTGAAGTACCACCTCATAATAGGATGTTTGCTATTTATGAAGTACAGCAACCACCTATCGTTACAGATATATTCAACCCTACTCAGGATGCTTTCACAAGGGAAGGAACAGCTTTCCAATCAATCAACTACGGAAGTAATTCCTCAATGGTTGTTGGTCGAAGCCAAGATGATATCTGGCGCTCATTTGTTCAATTCGATTTATCTTTAATTCATTCTTCCTATATACTAAAAGAATCCTATTTGCGTTTATACTACAAAGGCTCAATCCCCGAAAATGTTAAACTGGAAATATTAAATGCCAATAAAAAGTGGCAAGAAACTAACATTACCCACTTGAATAGGCCAATTCCGATTAATTTAATTACAGACGAGTTCACTATAAATTTAAATCAAGGATACGTTGAATTCGATGTCCTTAAAATTGTGCAATCTTGGGTTTCACTGGAAAAAATTAATAACGGTTTTATTATTCGTTTATCTAACGAAACCGATCTGGGTCACACAATATTCTATACCAGAGAAACTATTTCTCCCCCTGAATTAATCGTAAAATACTTTGACTCAAGAATATTCTCTCAAGGTAGAAGTCAACACTTAACTGAAATTTTTGCCTACAGGAGAAGTAACTCTGAAAAACTAACTGAGGTCATAGTTGACTCTATTTACACTTTCGAAAAGTTAGATACTGAAATTTACGTTCACAGAGCAGAAGTGCCTTTAGATTTCGAAGCTCTAGTTGAAATCACAGTATGTAAGCCACATATTGAAATTGAAATCACTTCATCAATTCGTGAGGACAGTAAGATTCTAACTGAAATCGGAGCAAGAAGATCCCTTAATAAGGAAAAATCAGCAGAAGTCACAATTAACAAACCCTTTACTTTAGCTAAAATCCTATGTGCTCTAAGAGGTGAAAGTGTTGTTGACACAACTATTTCAGTAACTATTCCATTAATCCAGACTGAAATCACTGTTCCTCGTCATGATAAAAAAGAAGTATTAACTGAAATCGAAATTAACGAAACTTGGACATCTATTGTTGGCGCAGAGCTTTTTGTAGCAAAAGATAAAATAACTACCGAAATCATATCTAGAGTAGGTAAAGAAATTAATCTTTTAACCGTAGTTAGTATCTCAAGATTAAAAATTGAAGCAGAAATTGAAGTAAAACATAGAAACGATATGTTGGTAGAAATTGAAGCTAATATTAAGTCTGATGTTGTCACTGAGATTATCGTTTCTAAACCTAATATTGAGGTAGCCATTGATATACAACGTTTTGAAGAAACAGAAATAAATACAGAGATCTTTGTTAGATATATTGATGATGTTTCTACTGAAATTGACGTAATATCTGTAAATCAAGTTAATACTGTAATTGATATTAAGCGAGTGTCACAAGTTAATATAGAAATCTCTGTAAACAGATGTTTAGTACATACTGAGATTACTATTCCAACATGGGTTGACAAAGGAGTATCAACTGTAATTGAGCCTCGTATCATTATGGTAAATAATGTGACAGCACTAATTATTATTAATGGGACAGTATCAGGTTACGCATTTATTATGTAAGACAAAAGGAGATAAAATGTATGATAATGAAAAACTATGAAATAGGTGAATTACAATCATTTCTTTTCAATTTAGTTCTCAAGGGTAAAGAATCGAGAATGCGAACTAGGTTCATTAAATTACTGGAAAATCAAGTAGAGCTTATAAAAATGGAAAGACAACAACTCATAAATGATTATGCTTTAAAGAATGCACAAGGCGAAATAGTTACAGAAACGAAAGAAATACATAATAAAGAGGAAGAAATAGTTGTATTCCCTTCAGAAAAAGAAGAAAAAGAAGCACAAAAGCAAATTATGTTAATGATGAATGAAGATTTTATCATTGAAGAAACGGCAGATAAAATTGAAATGCTACAAATTTTACAAACTATTATTTTAACTTGTGAATTAGAATTTACTGGTCAGAAAGCAGTTCTCTACGATAGATTCTGTCAAATTTTCGAGGATGTCCAATTACTAAACGATTCTGATATTACCCAGTAATTTCGTACAAGGGTAGATGGATAATTCCATCTATCCTTTTTTAATTTATATAAAAGTTGGTGATTACATGCAAAATGAAAAATTTGGTGAGAGATTGGCTAGTGCGGAAGTTGAAATTAAGAATCAGGAAAACCGAATTTCAAAATTAGAAGGTAATCATGAGTTATTATATCGCTTAACATTAGTATCCGAACAACAGCAAGAAATGAATAAACATCAGCAAATACAATTAAATAGAATGGATAAAACTTTTAATAACATCAATATGAATTTAACAAAATTAAATATGTCTCAAGTTGAATTGCAAGATGATGTAAAAGTTATTGGAAAACGAGTTGATAGTATTGAAGATGATTTAAAACAGGAATCTGCAAAAGACAATATTTCAATTAGCAATATGATAAAACAGTACCTACACTGGTGGATTCTCATACCTACTATAATAATTGGTGCTTTAATTTTAAAAACATTAGGTCTCTAAGAAAGGATTTGATCTTTATGAAAATTAACTGGAAAGTGCGCATCCATAATCCTCAATTTTGGATTACAGTTGGATTATCAATTATTACCCCTCTATTCGCTTATTACGGTATTACAGGAGCCGATTTAACCACATGGTCCAGTGTAAAGACCTTACTTGTCAACGCCGCTTCAAATCCATATGTAATCGCCTTAATGGCTGTAAGTACATATAATGCCATTTTAGATCCAACTACTGCCAGCTTAAGTGATTCATCACGAGCCTTAATTTATAAAAAACCGAAACGAGATGATCGATAATGACAAATTTTATCTGTCCCGTAAAAAATGCAAGATTAACGAGTAAGTTCGGATGGAGGAATATTGGGTTTGGCAACGAATGGCATCAGGGTGTAGATCTTGCTTCAACAGGAAAAGTTCCGATTTACGCTAGTGCAACTGGGGTAATTAGTCGTGCCCAGGTGTTAAGTAGTTATGGAAAAGTGATAATGATTAAACATATCGTTAATGGCAAAACATTCGAAACAAATTATGCTCATCTAGACTCTTATTGTGTTCATGTCGGGCAAAAAGTGGTACAAGGTCAACAAATTGGTATGATGGGTAACACTGGTCGAGCTTATGGGATTCACCTGCATTTCGAAATTCACGATGGAGCATGGGAGAAAGGCCAGCCAAATGCAACTGATCCTCTGAAGTATATTTCTTTAACTAATGAACCAAATACTATTTCAATCAACAAAGGAGCTCTCACAATGTCACAATATATAGAATTACTCAATAAAATAAAAGAACTTGAGGAGGCATTAAAAACAAAGCAAACCATCAGTCCTTCTCGACAAGCCTCTAAAATACATAGTACAGCATGGCAATGGTTAAAAAACAAAGGTTTAACAGATGGAACGAATCCTCAAAATTTCTTAACACGAGAACAATTTGCAACAATGCTAAAAAGATATCATGAATCTTTAAACAAAAAATAATTTCCCCTGCTCTATACATAATTTTCTCTTCATTATAACATAAATACATTTTTCTCTATTAGAACCATGTTACAATAGAAAAGTATTCTGACAACTAAGGAGAAATGGCATGAAGCTTTCAACAATCTTAAATTTTATAATTCTAGTATTTTTCACGTTATTATTCGTTAATGATTTCTTTCCTGATACAACTATTGCTGCGATGCTGACTAAAAAAATAATATTGCTTATATTAGTTGGGCTTGTCATCATTCAGCTAGCCTTCGACAAGGGTAGATATAAAAGATTATCAAAAAAGGCTTATATCGGATTAACATTGTATACAGTTGGATTATGGATCGTTTTAACATTACTTGGCGGTCAATCACAAATTGGCCTATCGTTCACAAGTCCTCTATTCTATATCATTGTTGTGCTTCTTGGATTGGATTTAATCCGCCTTTCACGCCAAACTAAGCGGGATCAAACAGAGGAGAAAGCGAAGTAAAGCACAGCTATCCGTCAATCTTACGAAGCTATCCACCACTTTCGCACTGCTAACCGTCACTTTTGTCCCTCTATCCGACGACAACATAAAAAGCATGTCTCCGATTTTGACAGAGACATGCTTTTCTTATGATTCTAATACATTTAAAATGGCATCCAGTTCATGGACAGCTAGATCTAAACGTTCCTTCGCTTCGATATTTTGCTGTTTTAAGTGACTAAACTCTAGCAAATTTTTCTCATGCTTTAACTTAATAGATGATAAACGTTCGATTCGTGCTTCTACTTTTTCTATTGCTTGCTCACAGACAGTTGTCCAGAGCTTTTCTGATTGTTGCATTTCCGTTGTCGATGGGTTGTGCTGACGCATAATTCGTGCGTAAACCATTTCAATTTGTTCAATTAGCTCCGAATAAAAATGGCGCTCAACGCGTGTTGTTTGGAATGTTGGATGTTCTACCTCTTTGGCATATGGCGTTATTTGACGAAGTAGCTTGCCAGCATTTTCTCCAAAAGCATGGGATAAATTCAAGACATTCATTAATTGCAATAATAAGCGTATTTCTTCTAGATTAATAAGTTGGGAATCGATGCTTTCCTTTAACTTTAATGACTCCATGTAGCGTCGATCAAAATGTTCAATTTCACCGTTGCGCTGCTCTACTAAATGGACACTTGCATTGTCTTTCAAGCTTTTAATATAGCGAATGGCATGGTTTTTTAGCTCTTCTTTTGACAGCAAGTTATCATTGTCTTGTTGTGGTTTTTCTCGTTGAACATACGCAAATGCATCCATTTTTTTGGGCCATTGTGCTGCTTGGGTTTCATCTGAGACATTATAGCGTATATAAATTCCGTGCAT